AAAGAAATTGATCCAGAAAAAGAAGCTGGGAAATTGGTTGCTGAACGTGTCGATGTTGTCAATCGAGAATGGACAAAGAAATACAATGAGGATATCAATTTAAAAGCAAACGAAAATGATAAACTTATTGGACAGCTCAGGAACATGAAGATTGATGATGCAATCCGAGACGCAGCAGAAAAAACTCAGGCTAACACTTTGTTGATTACACCGATAATCAAACAACATATAAGATTCAACGAGGATGGAAACATATACATAAAAGATCCAATAAAAAATTCTCCTGAACTTGATAAAATAGGAAAAAATCTAGACCTCAGAGGAAAATTCGAACAGATGAGAGAAGATCCCAACTATATGCCACTCTTCCATGGTACGGGGAACGCTGGCTCAGGTTCAAAAGGACAACCGGCTCCTGTCATGGGTTCAAATGGGAAAATAAGAATAAGAAGAAATGACCAAGAAGCAAAGAATAAATATATCTCAGAAATTGCAAAAGGCAATGTGGAATTTCTCGATTAACAAAAACCTGAAGGCTGTCTTTGCAGTCCTTCCAGAATAATTAATAATAATAATTAAAAGGAGTGATTTACAATGGCAGCTAATGATCTTAGTAATCTAGTTAACACCGTATTAGCACAGAGTGTAGAGGTTCTCAGAAGTAGAGTTTCTCTTGCTCGTCTCGTGGCCAATGAACCAATCGGACAGAGGGCAGTGGCGGAACAGGGAGACACAATAAATATTCCTATCCATCAGACGAAATCTGCATCTGCGGTAACAGCAAGTGCGACACCTTTCGCACCAAGTGGAACTACACCAACGAAAGCGGCTATCAGCCTCGACCAGCACGAACAGTCACATTTCTACATGACCGACAAAGAAATGGGCGAAGTATATCGAAATGAAGATTATATTTCTAAAGAATCCTCAGAATGTGCTGAAGCACTTGCGAGAGGAATCAATGAATATCTTTATGGTTTCCTCGATGACGTGCCTGCAACTAGCATTCCTGGTGGAGTTTACAATGCAGTTGGAACAGCGGGAACCACACCGTTTTCAGCTAATTCAGACTTGATGAATGATGCAACAGCGCTCTTAAATAACCACAATGCTCCCATCTCCAATAGATATGCAATATTCGGTTACGCAGCGGCTGCTAACTTTAAGTCTATCACTGCGATGCAGGACATATCTGCTTCCGGCGATCCTGGCATAGTTCAAGATGGATTAATCGGTAGAAAATTCGGTTATGATATTCTTGAAGATGGTCAGATTCCTTATTTTGATTCATCCGGTGCAGCTTATACAATGACTTTTCAGGCTTCTAGTGCAAGCAATCTACTTGTATTCAACAATTCACCTGACACGACTCAGTCTTTTGCAATCGGAGATATCATATCAATCAGTGGCAACCTCCAGACTTTCATGGTTGCATCTGCTCTGACAACTTTTTCGAATGTATCCGGTTCTCTTCATGTTGTGCCTGCGGTTGATGATTATATTACAGACAACATTGCTTCAGGAACGGCTATGACTCATAGTGCTGACCAGTTCATCAACATAGCACTCCATAGAAGTGCGTTTGCTTTTGCCAATCGTCCTCTCGGGGGAGTTATTGACAATCCTGGACACATCATATCAGAAATGACTGATCCAGTAACAGGGTTTTCAATCCGGCTCGAAGTCACTAGACAATACAAACAGACCTTGTGGATGTTTGACATGCTCTATGGTGGAATGCTTGTGAGACCTGAACTTTGTTGTAGAATAATGGGTTAATTGAATGTTAATCGAGCAGGAAGATTCATTTCTTCCTGCTCATAACTATTTTGGAGAGAATATGATTAAAATTTATGGAACCACAGGCGATTGGATGCTCATAAGCGGCAAAGACCTCAAAAAATATCTTGCTGATGGTTATCTTTTGAAAAAACCTATTGAAGTCAAACCTGAACCAATAAAAGAAGTTAAAGTTGAAGTCAAACCTGAAGTTAAAGAAGTTAAAAAAGTTGACAAGAGAAAAGGCAAAAGATAATGGCATTTGTTGCAGAAGATGGAACAGGTCTATCTACATCGACCTCATATATATCTATTGCCGACGCTGATTCTTATTTTGAAGATAGAATCAATACGGATTGGAAAGCCTTATCACTCGACGAGAAACAGGCTTATCTAATCGGGGCAACAGATTATTTTGAATCAAATTATAATGTTGTTGAAGGTTCACCGATTAACACAACTCAAGCTCTACAATTTCCTCGGTATGGAACTCTGGACTTGAATGATAATGAATATGATTATGATTCAGTCCCATTACCTGTCAAAAAATCAACCTGCATACTCGCAGAGGAAATAATGGGTTCAGTTGATATCAATGCAGGAATTGACAGAAAAACCAAGAGCGAAAAAGCTGGACCAGTCGAAGTTGAATATATGGACGGCTCAGCCAGCACAAAAATATATAAGCAGATAGAAGGTATGTTGAGGGGAATTATTCAAACGAGGGGAACAGTTGCAACACTGAGAGGATAATGAATTATGTCACTAGCCGACACCACAAAAAATCTCATAAATTCTCTCGGAGCGGTTACAACCGTTCTAACTCGTGTAACTCAAGGAGCATACGACCCGACAACTTCAACACATGCGGCGGGAACAACTACAACTTACACTTTTAATTCCGCACCAGACAAAGTAAATAATTCCATGATTGATGGAGACAATGTAAAATTCGGAGATATGGTTCTATATGTCTCACCAGCTGCTTTGTCTATCGTCCCTATCCAAAATGACCAAATAACAATTTACACAGAATCTTATTTAGTTGAATCTGTTTCCAGGATAAATTTCAAGGGCAGCGATGCTCTTTATTCCTGTATTATTAGGAGGTCTTAGCATGAGTGACCTTAATATTTTTTTGAAAGAACTTGACAAGATGAAAGAACTTCCGGCTGAAGAAGTTGAAAAGATTCAAAGAGCAGGAGTTATTGAATTGCAGAATAGATTGTTAGACAAACCACCAACAGGGACACCATTTGATACAGGTCGTGCTAGAGGTTCATGGGGAATAGATGGGAATGCACCTAGTTCTTTTGAATTGGCTGAAGCACCGGAAGGAACTCAGGGATTATTTTTTGATACAAGTGCGGCTATTGCGCAACAAGAAAAACTCACAAGATTAAAAATAGGCTCAATATGGTATGTATATAATAATCTGCCATATATCTCAGAATTAAACGATGGAACATCGACACAAAGTCCTAAAGAATTCGTGAATCATGACGTTAAAATAGCGGAAATGAAAATGCAGGAACTCGCAGATATTGTGAGGTTTAGTTTATGAGTCTATCAGACGTAAGACAGGCTATTGAAAGCAGATTCAATACAAACTTTACTGTTCTCCCGATCGCATGGAGAAAAGAAGAACTTGAACCAGATGCCAATGAATCATGGGTTCGATTCAATGTCCATAATCAAGCCAACATTCAAGAGTCAATGGGCGCAGCTTCAAATTTATTTCGAGGTTATGGCTTAATTTCTATACAATTATTTTCGGCTGCGGATTCCAACAATGCAACAGATGATGGATATCTACAAGATATTATTGACATTTATCAGGGCAAAAGTTTCAATGATGTAATTATTTTTGATATAAACGTGAAAGACATCGGACGGTCTGGCTCATGGTTTCAGACTAATATTTTAATAGATTTTACATATGATGATTTTGTCAGTATGACTTAAAAGGAGAGATATAAAATGGGTTTAAATATTTTTACAATAATGGGACGAACAATGAAACATTACAACCATACCTTTGTTAGTGATGTTAAACAATCTTTATCAAGCTTATCAGTTGTTTTAAAAAATCCTGATACATATGAACCAATAACAGGAGTGTTAATATCAGTTGAGACAAATGCTATAAGATTTACGACTGATGGATTAACGGAGCCTGTTGCGGGGTCAATTGGTCATTCTGTTTCTGCTGGTGGAACATTATATTTGACAAATGTTGAACAAATTAACAACCTTGAAATATGCAATTCGGCAGCAGGAAGCAACGCAGTTATTCAGATTAGTACTGAAATTAGAAAAGGTAGGTTCGTATAATGCATAAGTTTATAATCTTATCAATCGTCCTCTGCTTCTTATTTCCTTGCATTCTTTCGGCACAGATACATGGTGGACCAATATCAGGCAGAACGGGATTGAGTCAAACACAAGTCTTGAATCTTTTTTCTGGTGCAAATGGCGGTGAAAAAATCGGCATGTATACAGATGCAGACGGCAATGTTGACACATTAGCTGAAATGCTTTCTCATGTCATCCCAAATTGGAGACTTGAGAAAACATTCTCCGTAACATATGCAACTGTTGCACCATTTGGATTAGCTGTCTCATGGACGGATGGTTATGCTTTCGATGCTGATTCGGCTGAAAATGCCATTGTATGG